CCAGAGTTTAATGATGGACCACCTTGTCTAGCTTTATGTTCTAAATCTAAATTAGATGATGGTAGAGATAGATTTATGTACAACTATATGGTCTTTGCAAAAAAGAAATACAAAGATAAATGGGCAGACTTTGTATCAAAAGCAAACTACGAATACTTACAACAACCTTGGGATAAGGCAAAACTAGACAATAAAATAAATGCTTGGACAAAAGATACCGCAGGACACACTTGTTATGAAGATCCAATCAAAGATAACTGTATGCGTAGTCTTTGTTACTCAAGACCATTCGGTGTAAAATCCGATAGTATAAATGTATTTCCAGATATTACAGACTTTCAAATTATACAGTATGAACAACCAGAGTATAGATTTAATGTCGTTATGCCTAACGATGATAAGATAGAAGTTATTATACCTAATCTAAAACTAATGACCACACAAAAAGAAGTTTTAAATTTAATCTGGGAACAGACAGGAATATACTTTGAACCTATTAAACCAAAAGATTGGAGAGCTAAACTAAATGACTGGAGAAAGAATTGTCAGAATATTAAACCACCAGAGGGCACAAGCACAGACGACATATTAGAAAACGAATTGTTTCAATATTGTGTTAACGGGCCACAAGCTAGTAAACGAATGCAGATAAGATTAGGATCGTGTTTAACAGAAAATGGTTATCATTATTTTCAATATCAATCTTTTTTAACACATCTTGGTAGTGATTGGAAAATATCTAAAGAAAAAATAGGACAGAAGCTAAAAGAAAAATTTAAGGTTGAATTTAATTACTCACTAAAAGTTGATGGTAAAACGATAAAAGTTTGTAGATTAGAACAACTACACGTAGATAAAATAGAATACAAACCAACAGATAAAAAGGCAGACAACTATTAATGAGATATAAAGTTGTAGGACCACCAGGCACTGGAAAAACTAAAACATTATTAGACAAAGTTAAATTATATTTAGATACTGGTATACCACTAGATAGAATAGGGTATTTTGCATTTACAAAAAAAGCATCAGAAGAGGCTAGAGATAGGTTTTTAGAATTAAGACCAAACTTAACTAAAAAAGATATTAAATACTTTCAAACTTTACACTCTCTCGCATTTAATAATTTAGGATTAAGAGAGGAAAATGTAATGGATGAATTAAATTACAAAGTTATTGGTGAAACATCTGGTATACAAATTAAATATGCATTCTATGAAAAAAATGCTTGGAATGGTATATTTACATCAGATAGTGAGTATCTAACACTAATTAATTTAGCTAGAGTAAAAAGAATCAGACCATTAGAGCAATTAGATTTGAACGAACACTTGGGTAAAGTAGAAAGAGATAAATTAGAGGCCATAGACATTGCGATTAATCAATATAAAAAAGTTTACGAACTTATAGACTTTACAGATATGTTAGAAAAATTTTTGGAAAAAGGCAGCATACAAAATAAATTAGATGTAATATTTATAGATGAAGCACAAGATCTATCAAAAATACAATGGGATATGATAGAAAAGATAGAGAAAGATAATGGTTGTGATGTATGGATAGCTGGGGATGATGATCAAGCAATATTTGGCTGGGCAGGGGCTGATGTAGATTCATTTATAGACTGGGATGCAACAGAGATGCCACTAAAACAATCAGTAAGAGTTCCTAAAACTGTGCAACAAAAAGCTTTATCCATAATATCTAGAGTCAAAGATAATCGATTAGAAAAAGATTATCTTCCCAAGCAATTAAAAGGACAAGTAATAGATGTATATAATTTTAAAGAAATAAATATGAACGAAGGCGATTGGTTAATACTTGCAAGAACAAATCCATTATTAAAACAGATCCCTTTAATATTAAAAAATAAAGGTTTCTTTTTTGAAACTAAAGATGGACAAAGTATTTCTAAAAAATTTTATAATGATATTTTAAACTGGGATAAATTTAGAAAAGGCGAAGACATAGCAGAGGTGCAACTACAAAGACTTCTTGAAAAAATAAAAGGTAAACCAAATAAATCTTTAAAATGGTATGATGCTTTCACAAACGTATCACAAGAAAAAATTGATTATGTTTTTAAGATGATAATTAATGGAGAGGATTTATCTAAATCACCCAGAATAAAAGTTTCCACAATTCACAGCGCAAAAGGAGGTGAAGCAACAAACGTAGTTTTATTTTTAAATCAAACAATAAACACTATGAAAGCAGCCAATAAATCTGTGTGGAAACAAGATGAAGAATATCGAGTTTGGTATGTTGGTGTAACAAGAGCTATACAAGATTTGTATTTAGTAAAATGTAAAAACAAACAGAAGGAGTTTATAATATGAAATGTTTTTATTGTAACGCAGAAGTAAGATGGAATAATGATTTTGATACAGAAGACACTTACCCAGATTCAGAACACACGATTGTAAGTATGTATAGCTGTGATGAATGTGATACTTGGTACGAAGTATTTCAACAAAAAAAGGAGAAAAAAGATGAGTAAAGTATGGAACAAGCAACACGGCGGGAGTCACTACCAAAAGTATACGATACAGCCAAGCAAGTTTGTGGTTGAGAACAAGTTGTTGTACCCGGAGGGATGTGCTATAAAATACATAATTAGGCATCAGGATAAGGGAAAAAAACAAGATTTATTGAAAGCAATACACTTTATAGAAATGATTATTGAAAGAGATTATTCAGGCACAGAAGAAAAGAAAGAGTCTTGGGCGGATGGATATAAGAAGTGGAGAAAAGATGATGATATTTAAAGCTCAAACAGAATGGGTCAAACCCACAGAGTTTCCAGATCTTAGACACTGTGATGAGATAGTTATAGATTTAGAAACCCACGATCCGGATTTAAAAAAATTAGGTACAGGGTCTATAGTTGGTAGAGGTAAAGTAGTTGGAATAGCTATTGCTACCGATGGCTACTCTGAATACTTTCCATTTGACCACGAAGGTGGTGGTAATCTTGACAAAGATTTAGTGATGAAATGGTTTAAAGATATTTGTGAATCAACAGCAGATAAAATATTTCACAATGCAATGTATGATGTGTGTTGGATTAAATCTATGGGTTTTAAATTAAATGGTAGAATCTATGACACAATGATAGCTGCATCATTAGTCAACGAAAACAGATATAGATACGATCTTAATAGTTTGGGTTGGGATTATGTTGGCCAAGGTAAAAATGAAACAGAATTAAACAATGCAGCACAAGAATGGGGCCTAGATCCAAAAGCAGATATGTGGAAATTACCCGCATTATACGTAGGTAATTACGCAAAAAGAGATGCAGAGTTGACCTATTCTTTATGGAGAGTGATGCAAAAAGAATTAAGCGACCAGGATCTAGGATCTATCTTTGATCTAGAAACTGATTTGTTTCCGTGTCTAGTTGATATGAGATTTAAAGGGGTTCGTGTCGATACCGAATCAGCCCATAAATTGAAGCAAGAGTTAAGTACACAAGAAAAACAATTATTATTAGAAGTAACCAAAGAGACAGGAGTAGAATGTCAAATATGGGCAGCAAGATCGATTGCCAAAGTTTTTGACAAGTTAAATTTACCTTATGAAAGAACTGCAAAAACACAAGCACCATCCTTTACTAAAAACTTTTTGTCTAATCATACGCATCCTCTAGTTAAAAACATAGCAAAAGCTAGAGAGATAAACAAGGCACACACAACTTTTATTGATACAATAATAAAATATGAACATAAAGGTAGGATACACGCGGATATTAATCAAATAAGATCTGACCAAGGTGGCACTGTCACTGGCAGATTTTCATATTCTAATCCTAACCTACAACAGATTCCTGCTCGTAATAAAGACCTAGGTCCACTGATTCGATCCCTATTTTTACCAGAGTCAGGTTGCGAGTGGGGATGCTTTGACTACAGTCAACAAGAACCAAGACTTGTAGTGCACTATGCATCTCTAGACCAAGACACCAGTGTATTTGGTGTTAAAGAGGCTTACGATGAGGGTGATGCAGATTTTCATACTATCGTAGCAAAAATGGCAAACATACCAAGGACAGCTGCGAAGACGATCAATTTGGGTCTTTTTTATGGTATGGGTAAAGCAAAGCTACAAGCAGAACTAGGTGTTAGTAAAGATAAAGCAGAAGAACTATTTAATATTTATCACAGCAGAGTACCATTTGTTAAATCACTTATGAACTCTGTTTCTAATAGAGCACAACGAAGAGGACAAATAAGAACATTACTAGGTAGACTATGTCGGTTTCATTTATGGGAACCAAATCAGTTTGGTATACACAAAGCTTTACCGTTTGATGAGGCAAGAGCAGAGTATGGCCCAGGAATAAAAAGAGCATACACATACAAGGCTCTTAATAAATTAATTCAAGGTTCTGCTGCTGATATGACAAAAAAATCTATGTTAGATTTATACAAAGAAGGAATTGTCGCACACATACAAATACACGATGAGTTGGATATTTCTGTGGAGTCACCGGAACAAGCTAAAAAAATTGTTGAGATTATGGAGAATGCTGTTAAATTAGAAATCCCTAACAAAGTTGATTATGAGTCTGGTAAGAATTGGGGAACAATAAATGATTAACTATGGCATATCTAAACGCAAACATACCACCGGAATACGCACAAATCAGGAGAGAATATCTCTATGATCTTAAGAAACATCACGGCGAAGTTGAAGATTGTATTATCTTTGGGATTAGTTCGATCACTGGTAAATCGATTTTATTTCACGCGATTATGGAAAATGGTGCAATCTTCTACCGTTTGCCGATTACTGCGTTTATTCAAAGAGGTTTTAAATCGAAAGACGTTCCTAAACGTAGACTTGATGAGTTACAGTTATGGAACTGTTTTAGTTATTATCCTTCTGTGCATTCTTGGGATATCCTAGAGGCACAAGCCGGTAAATACATAGGCAAAGACAAAAAATGGCATCACGGTAAATATTTATTTACTGTTGACTTTGCACATCCTGAAAGTAATATAATGGATACGGATCATTCAGAGATACCGCACGAGCACAAATGTGCTCACATCATAGCCCTCGATGATGGGAACTATGCAGCACAACCTAACAACAGATGTATATGGGACATACCTTCATTTACAGTGAAGAATAATGTACCAGATTGGAAAGTCCAAACATCTGAATGGAATGTAGAAAACACAAGTAAATGGAAGACCGAAGATACGGATAACTTCTTTTACGAAATTGAGGAGAAGAAAAATGATTAAAAAAGTGTGGGAAAAAATTAAAAGCATTTGGGAAAAAATCGTTGGTAAATTCTGGGTAAACTAAAATGAAAAGACTATATGCCCTCTTATGGGCGTGTCTTTTCACAGGCTTGGTGTACGCAGATACGACTCAAAATAATACAAGCGGATCGAATACTTCGATAACGGGTGGCTATACTAATGCCACAACGTACGAATCAGGATCTAGTTCTGCCTCTACAACAACAAACAATTCAACATCAAATATAAGATCAGCACCTCCAACTGCATCTGCACCAAACGTAGGAGCAGGTGGTATGGATATTTGCGCTGTGGGTGTATCAGCTGGTGTTCAAACTTTTGGTTTAGGTGTATCAGGTGGTAAACATTTTAGAGATAAAAATTGTGAAAGAATAAAATTAGCAAGAGAATTATCAAATCAAGGTATGAAAGTAGCAGCTGTAAGTATGCTTTGTCAGGATGAAAGAGTTTTTCAAGCTATGCATCACGCAGGAACACCTTGTCCGTTTGAAGGACAGATAGGTTCTAAAGCAACAGAGGCTTGGAAAAAATATGACAAGTTAAGACCTGACTATGATTTATACGTAAAAGAATTAAAAATTATAGAGGAAGCAAATGAAAAAGCTAATACTCCTCCTAGCGATATCCGTATGGATAACGCAGAGTAACGCTGAAGAAGCAACATCAGGTAATCTATTACCCAACGCAGGCACCGGACAAACTAATTTACAAAACTCTAGTGGATCTATTGATGGTTTTAATAGCACTAGCAACTGGACAATGTCTGGTACAACATATTATCCAAACGAGATAGAGGCAACAGGAACTGGAACTGTATCAGCAAATGGATCTTTATCTAATATCACAACAGAAAAACAAAACGGTGGTCAGTTTACAACAACAGCAAATAGTTTAGATGGTGGCGTAAGATTAAACTCTACAACAGAAGTACAAAACTGTGAGTGGGTAGGTTCTGCTCATCAATGTGGTCAAGCATCCTCTGGTGGTGGACAAAGAGATACCTATTCAACAACAGTGAAAATATTAGATGAATCTAACAATGTATTAAATAGCACAACACAAAGTAGAAACAACGACGCTGGATATTATGGCAACACTTTTACATACACAGATACAGTAATTCACAATGGCACAGGAGCAAGAAACTGGAGCTGGGAGTGGCAAGGATTGGATGGTGGAGACACTAACTCTACAGCAGCGATAGGACCCAATTTGGTCGGTGCAGAACTTAGAGCAACATTATTAGATATTGATTACGCACCACTACCACCTGCCATACAAACAGAGATAACAGAGGTGTTTGAAGAATTGTTTACAGAGTTTGAAGAAATAGAACAAATTGTAGAATTTACGTTTGAAGAGGAGTTTGCCATTACAGAAGAGTTTCAAATAGAGGAAGAGTTTGAAGTTGTATCTCTTATGGAATACAAAGAACCTACTTTAGAATCATTCCAAACTATGGAAGAACCCAAAATGGTCGAAGAGTTTGAAGAGATGCCAGAAGAAATGGTAGAGGAGTTTGAAGAGTTTGTTGAAGAAAAAGAGGAAAAACCCATAATGAACAAACCAATGGAGATGGCAACAAATGAAGAAAAAAAAGAAGAACAACCAGAAGAGATTGCAGAGGAATCCAGTGGCGAGGAGCCTACTGAAACAGCCAAAGCTGAGACAGAGAGTAGAGCAGAACAAAAAGAAAAGGTACGTGAGGCTAAAGCGGATGCTAGACTTGTTGAAACTTTAGATAAAATTGACGAAAAGATTAAAGAAGTTGGTAAAAATTTGCAAGCTAAAAATTTTATAAAAATAAATGCAATGATGGACAATTCTATTCTATTAAATTATAATGTCCCGTTTTATAAAGAAGATAAAATATACGAAGACCAACTTAATATCTTTGATAATCGAATAATTTACACAAAAAACCTTGCAGAATACCAACAAAATGACCCTATTTTTACGCAACAAAACGAGATTAATAGTATTAGACTTGAAAAACAAAAA